CGTTCCTATCCCTCCCCAATCACGCTCACAACGGTCCCAGTCGGTCCATTCCAGGGCCAGAATTAAATCGGAGTGAATAATATGGATAACGAAGTAATACCGATTCAAGCGGGGGCTAAAAAGAATAAGCCTTTAATGGGAGCTACGAAGCCTCGAATAATGACCCCGGCGTTAAAAGGAAATTCCTACGGCGAAGCCTTCTCGGAATTCTGTAAAAAATGCGGTTATGAACTTATGCCCTGGCAGCGGTACGTGGCAGAAGATTTTTTGACTGTAGACGAAGCCGGTAATTTTGTTAGAAAGACCGTGGCCGTTTTAGTAGCTCGACAGAACGGCAAATCCTGGTTAGCGTCGTTTCGCATCCTTTTCGGTTTATTCGAGTTAGGAGAAAAAAGCGTCGTAGCTATGTCCTCTAATAGGTCTATGGCTCTAACTACTTTTAGGCAGGTCGTATCGATTATCGAAGCTAACGAATTCCTACGATCACAAGTTAAATTAAATAGAGGCGTCGTAGGACGGTTCGCTAACGGGCAGGAATCCATAGAATTAAAAAGCGGCGGTAAATATCAGGTAGTAGCAGCTACTCGCGACGGCGCACGCGGATTAACGGCGGACTTGCTTTTTATCGACGAATTGCGGGAAATTTCCGAGGAAGCTATGAAGGCTGCTAAACCTACGACTCGCGCTCGCCCTAATTCGCAAAGTCTATTTACGTCCAACGCTGGTGATGCGTTTTCGACGGTTCTCAACGATTTACGCGAGCGCGCGCTCTCTTATCCGGCAAAGTCCCTCGGATGGTACGAATACAGCGCACCGCAACATGCGAAGGTTACGGACCGAAAAGCCTGGGCTATGGCAAACCCGGCTTTGGGAATCACTATTACCGAAGACGTACTAGCTGAGGCCGTTTCTACGGATACTATCGAAACCATAAAGACAGAAATGCTCTGTAGCTGGGTTTCTAGTCTTTCTAGTCCCTGGCCTGTCGGAGCTTTCGAAGAATGTAACGATAAAACTCTTGCTATGGGTCCGGGTCCTCTTACTTACTTCGCTTTCGATAAAGCTCAGAATAACCGGTCCGCAACTCTCGTAGCTGGACAGGTCTTACCGGACGGACGAATAGGCGTAGGAATTTTAGAACAATGGCGGAGCGAAATAGCGGTAGACGATTTAAAGATAGCCGCAGGAATTAAAGCCTGGGCGGATAAATACTCACCCCGTGTGGTTTTATTTGACCACTACGCCACGCAGTCTATAGCTCAGCGTTTGTCAGTAAGCGGCGTTATGGTCGAGGACATTTCAGGCCAACAGTTTTACCAGGCTTGCGGTGATCTTCTAGATGCGATAGTCGCAAAACGTCTTGTCCACAGCGGCCAACCCGAGCTAGTCGAATCTATGAATAACTGCGCTTCTAAAACCAACGAAGGTAGTTTTCGCATAATTCGCAGACAGTCCGCCGGATGTATCGCGGCGGCAATTTCGCTTGCGATGTTAGTCCATAAAATGAGCGAACCGCAGAGCATCCCGCAGATTATGGCAGTTTGACGCGCCGACATATTTTAAAAATCCGTTATGTCCGATATGCCTGCTATAGGGCTATTATCCGTTTATGGGACTTTTACAGCGTTTAAAATTAGTAGATGAAACCGTAACGCCGTCCCCTAAAATTTCCGCGCAGTACGGGCCTCCGGTAATGGATGCGACCTACGGAGTTAATTATTGGAATAATGGAAGTACTTACGGTTATAACGATGTAGCCATAGATTTAAACTCTGCGTTACAGGTTCCCAGCGTTGCAAAATGTAGAAATTTAATTTGCGGAATTGTCGCCGGAATTCCTTTAGAGCTTTATAAAAAATCGACCGGAGAAGAATTAGGCTCTCCAGTATGGTTAGAACAACCAGACTATCGCCAACCGCGTTCGGTGACAATTAGTTACACAGTTCAATCTTTGTTATTTTATCAAGTCGCGTATTGGGAAGTAACGGACGTCTACGCTTTGGACGGAAGACCTTCTCGATTCGCATGGGTACAGAATGACCGCGTAACAGTTAAATTAAATAAATATAACACCGAAGTCGATTACTACATGGTAAATAATGAACGGCGTCCAGATAACGGTGTCGGTAGCATTGTCACATTTCAGAGCCTTAATCCGGGTGTCTTAGTATCCGGCGCACGAACAATTCGCGCTGCGCTGGATATTGAGCGCGCTGCTTCCGTCGCAGCGGCCACCCCTATTCCTTCGGGACATATAAAAAACTCTGGTGCTGATTTACCGGAACCAGTAGTCCAGGGATTATTAGCTTCATGGAAAGCGGCTAGAGCTTCGCGTTCCACAGCTTATTTGACTTCAACTTTAGATTATATTCCTACGCAGTTTTCTCCTAAAGATATGATGTACACGGACGCGATTCAATCGGCATCTACACAAATTGCACGTTTAATGAATGTGCCAGCGTACATGTTGAGCGCAGACGCCAACGCAAGCATGACGTATCAAAATATCTTAGACGCACGTAAAGAATTTTTTGCGTATACGTTAGCGCCTTTTGTATGCGCAATTGAAGACCGTTTATCTATGAACGATATAACCGCTAATGGAAATATGGTGCGCTTTGCGGTAGACGAAACGTTCCTTCGCGTAGATGCGACGGAAAGATTAGCGACTATAGAAAAATTATTATCGCTAAATTTAATTACGTTAGACCAAGCAAAAGAAATGGAAGATTTATCACCGATGGGAGATGCTTCGTGAGATTAGAATTTAGTAGCTCTATAGAGTCGTCCGATACGGAACGGCGAGTGATCGCTGGAGTTGTAGTTCCGTTTAATCAAATCGGAAATACTTCGGCGGGGCCAGTAATGTTTGCGCCCGGTTCGATAGCGATTCATGAAACCGCAAAGGTGAAGTTATTACACTCACACCAAGCCAACGCGATACTCGGACGGGCGCAATCTTTTAAAACTACTCCAGAGGCTATTTATGGAAGTTTTAAAATTAGTAATTCGACAGCCGGGCAGGATGCTTTAGTAATGGCGTCCGAAGATTTAATTTCTGGTTTGTCTATTGGAGTAGATGTAACTTCGTCAGAACCTAAAGACGGTTATTTATTAGTTAAAGCTGCAAAAATGGTAGAAGTGAGTCTTGTAGAAAATCCGGCATTTACAGCCGCGCAAGTAACGAGAGTTGCCGCTAGCGAAAGCGAAACGGTAGAAGTACCAAACCCAACACCAACAGAAACAGAAAGTGAGGCTATCGTGGAGAATACTCCCGCTGCCGTTACACCTGAGGTGGAAGCTGCTCCAGTAGTAGAAGCCTCACGACCAATTATCAAACCCGCTTGGGATGATAGCCAAAGAGTACGACATGGCATCACTTCGGCTGGCGCTTACACTATGCACAAAATCAAAGCTCAACTAGGTAATGAAGAATCAAAGCTCTGGGTAACTGCGGCCGATGATTTTTCTTCTGCCGGCTTAGGTTTTACACCAACTCAATATCTTCGCGACATTGTTACGACTTCTAATTTTGGTCGTCCTGCGGTGGATGCGGTTTCAAAACAAGCATTACCAGCTAGCGGAATGACAATAAATCGGCCAAAATTCACCACTTACCCAGTTTCGACCGTAGAAGCCGAAGGCGGTGCGGTTCAAAATACTGATGCCGTTTCCGAGTATTTGACGTCCACAGTTTCAAAATATAGTGGAATGCAAACTTTGTCAATTGAATTGCTCGAAAGGTCCGACCCTGGATTTTATGATGCGATTACTCAACAATTGCAATTGTCATATTTGAAAGTCACAGACGCTGCCGTGATTACGGCTTTAAATTCCGGAACTGTCGGAACTAAAGATTACGCAGCTACTTCGGCCGGAATTATAGACTTTATTTCTACCGAAGCTCCGCTTGCTTATTCTGCGTCTTCATTCTTCGCAACTAACTATCTCTGTGGCACAAGCCAGTGGAGTTTGTTAATCGGCGCAGTGGATTCCACAGGCCGCCCAATTTATTCGGCTTCCCAGCCTATGAACGCAGCCGGTCAATCTAACGTTTCCTCAATTAAGGGCAACGTACTTGGCCTCGATTTGTTTGTGGATAAAAACGCAGTCGCTACGACTATCGATAACTCCTCTTACATTATCGCGCCAGAAGCTCTAACCGTGTTTGAATCTCCTACCGCTTACATGAGCGTCAATGTGGTTTCAAATCTACAAGTCCAAGTGGCCATCTATGGTTACATGGCAACAATGTTGAATATCGCCGGCGGAATCCGTCGCTTCAACGTCGCATAGTTAAACCCTAAGTCGGCTTACGGGGTTCAGAGGCCCTGGCCCCGTAAGTCTTTAGAGAGGATATAAAGTGGCAGCTACTTTTGTTACCGTGAGTGAGCTTCGTGCTGACCTTGGAATTGGCACTTTATATTCGGATGCTGTGATCGATGAAGTTTGTCAGACAGCGCAGGATTTGATTTCTCAATTTTTATGGTTTAACACCGCTCCGGTAGTAGCTACTTCTCTTACGTCTAACGTCGCTACGGTAACTATCGCAGCTAGTAATTTATTTGTTACAGGTCAAACCGTCACCATAGCTGGGTCAGGGGTTAGTTATAACGGAACGAGAGTTATTACCGGGATGGGTCCGGCTTCGGTCGGTTCAAATAACTTATTTATAGGCTATCCGTTTAATTATCCGAGGGGCTATCAGTTCTTACAGTTCGCGATTACTGGAACGGACGAAAGCACCCACCTGGTCCAGCCATACGGTTTAATGACAGGACCAGACCATAAAACGCAGAGTTACGCGACTACGCCCGGAGTTCGACAAGCCTCAATGATTTTAGCTGTGTCGATTTGGCAGGCGCGGCAGTCTACGCAGACCGGCGGAATGTCAGTCGATGGTTATAGTCCCAGCCCGTTCAAAATGTCTAATACTTTGATGGCTTCAATCAGAGGATTGGTTGCCCCGTATCTTTCGCCCGCTTCGATGGTGGGCTGACATGACCGTCCCTATTACGACCCTTCGGACTACTTTAGCTACCGCTTTAGCTAATGCGGGAGTCTGGAATACTTTTGCTTTTCCACCAAGTGTTATTCTTGCAAATTCAATAATTATCGTTCCAGCGGACCCGTATTTAACTCCGTCTAATAACGTTCAATTACTTTCGCCGCTAGCTAATTTCAAGGTGCTAATGACGGTTCCCATGCTTGATAACCAGGGCAACTTAAATGGGATAGAAGATACTATCGTGGCAGTTTTTAATAAATTAAATGCGTCCAATATCGTAATGAATGTGGGGACTGTAAGCGCCCCGTCAATTTTATCGGCAGCCTCGGGAGATTTAC